GCGCTGACGTTTACTGAAGATTTGGCTGAAGGAATAACGAACGGCACGCCAGCTTCGCGTTTGGTCGTTGACGAGGCTGGGCAATATTCTGTGACATATTCAATGCAAATGGCCTCAACATCTGCCTCAACTGTTAGGATGTGGTTTTGGGTTAGAATTAATGGCACAGATGTTCCCAAATCTGCAATGGAAAACACGTTGCACCAAAATGGATCAACTCTTGTCGTTACAAAGTCAGCGATACTGCAACTTTCCGCAGGAGATCACATAGAGGTCATGTGGGCTACCGACAGTACAAGCGGGTACTTAGAGGCAGTGGCCGCAACTGCATTTGCGCCCGCTACGCCGTCAGCAACTATATCTATGGCGAGGCTTCATGGATAAAGAGCTTGAGAGATGCCGTGGATGGATTGAGGCCGCTTTGGAGTATTCCGGCGGCACGCATGACTTCATCGACGTGGCCGAGGGTATATACAAGGGAACGATGCAGCTCTGGCCTACGCCGAGGGGGTGCATAGTCACCGAAATAGTGGTATATCCGAGAAAGAAAGTTTTAAACGTGTTTCTTGGCGGCGGCGAGTTGGATCAGATTTTAGAAATGCATGAAGATGTGATAGCATGGGCAAAAGCGCAAGGATGCTCTGCGTTGACCATGACGGGCCGGTTTGGCTGGAAGAAACCACTGAAGGCGCATGGCTGGGTGCCACTGCACGCCTCATATGTGAAGGAGTTTGAATAATGTCAGGCGGCAAGGGCGGGTCAACATCGACAAGCGTCGAGATTCCAGAATACATTGAAGAAGCAGCGCGCCGTAACTTGGCAAAGGCCGAAGGCATCAGCCAGATTGGCTATGTGCCATATTTCGGGCCGGATGTTGCCGCGTTTACGCCGTTCCAGCAGGCTGGCTTCCAGCAAACCGCTGACGTTGCGTCTGCGTTTGGGTTGGGAACGCCAACAACGCAAGCTGATATTATGGGCGGCATGCCAGAGCCAACGCAGTTTGCTGGCGGTGTACGCGGATATAGCGCAGCTCCATTGTACCAGCAGGCCGTTGACGAGCTTGCCGCGCAGCGCCCAGCGCAGGCGCAATACATTGAGAGCTTTTTCATTGATCCCGTGACAGGCCAAGCCGGAACGCGTGTGCAGCCTGCTGTTGATTACAGCACTATGGGTACGATGGCAGACATCCGCGCAGCAGATCGCGCAAACGAGCTTGCGATCGCGCAGGCGCAGGCGGCTGCGGGGCCGCAAAATGTTACATATGAGACAACAAGCTTTGCGGCTAACCCAAACTTGGCTGTGCAGCCAAACGACCAAATATTTAATATCGCGCCGCCAGAGGTTCAGATTGCTCAGCAAATAATGGCAACTGATCCCACAAACCCTGATTATAATGAGGCTTTCCAAACAGTTTACGAATACCAAGCCGCGCAGGCAGCGCAAGACCCGACAGGGCAATCAACTGGATTTGGCATAACGCCGGAGATTATTGATGCTGCGGGTGTTGATGCATTTTTGCCGCCAACAGTTCCCAGCGACTACACATTAGACCCCGCAATTAGCGCAGCGATAGATGAAATTGGCTACACGCCGATAGAGGGAAGGCCACTTGCTGCAGGCGAGCAGGCAATATTGGGCTTAGAGCCACAAGAATACACAGGCTTTATAGATATGATTGACGGCGGCGGCCCTAATGCGGCTGGCGGCCCATTCGAGGGCGGCGGGCTGCTGTCTGATGTTGGCAACTTTATTATGGGTGGCGGCATAACTGGTGCCGCAATCGGCGCTTTAGAGGAGGCGCTTGGTATTGGCCAAGCAGCGCCCTCCGCACCAGCAATAGACCCAAATAAGAAAACTATAAGATACACGCCTTTAGGTGATGGAACTTCATCGTATCAGTTATTTGACGCTGCTGGCAACTTGCAGCAAAGCGGGAACCAAGCCGGAGACATAAGTACAATGTTTGGCGCAGACACGGCAAGCAAGTACAACATAGTCGAAGAGGCACCGGCGACCCCACCGTCGCCTGCCGACACTGGCTCTAGTGATGTAAACGCAATAATGGAAAGTATATTAGGGCCAGCGGTAAGTGTTGGCGACCCGATGTTTGCAGGCGGCGCGGCTGGGTTTGTGGATCCAGACTTGCCAGCGCCAATTATTGTGCCGCAAAGAGATGATAGTTTTAGAAATGAACCGATTTCTTTTGCGCCTACCACTGGAAGGGCCACAATCGCCCCTCCATCAAAGCCCGCTAGGCGCGGTGGAGGCGGTGGCAAATGATTTACAAGATAAGTAAAGGAGCAGCATAATGGCTGGACAAGGTGCAAAAGGCGGCGGTCAGGTAGTAGCGCCAACAATGGGCGCAACGCCTACATTCGGCATGGCCCCGATTACGCCAACAGCGCCGCAAGTCGCAGCGCCTGCGCCGCCGCCACTGGCCCCGACGCAAGATTTCAACGTAAATCTTGCATCCGCTGGCGCGTTACAGCAGGCGATGGGAACCGCGCAAAGCGGGCTTGGCTTCACGCCGCGCCAGATCGAGGCGGTCGGATACACGCCAGCACAGATTGCTGGCACAAGCCTCGCGCCATATACCAACCCGTATGAGGCGCAAGTCGTGGAGCAATCTCTGGCTGATCTTGAGCGCGCACGCCAGATGCAGCAAAACTTAGGCGGCGCGCAGGCAACACGCGCCAGAGCGTTTGGCGGTTCACGACACGGCATTGCTGAAGCGGAAACCAACCGCGCCTTTGCCGAGCAGGCGGCGCGCACTGCGTCAGGCTTGCGCCAGCAAGGATACCAAGGCGCAATGGGTATGGCAGGCCAAGACATCGCAGCGCAAAACAGAGCCGCGCAATTCGCAGCCCAGCAGGCGGCGTCGGCTCAGCAGCAAAATCTGCAAGCTCAGCAAGCCGCAATGGGTACGCGCTTGAGCGCAGCGAGGCAGCTCGCCGGACTTGGCCAGCAGGCATTCGGAACAGGGCAGGCGATCCAGCAGCAGCAGATGCAGCAGGGTCTCATGCAGCAGGGATTGCAGCAGGCGCTTATCGACGCGGCGCGCGGCCAATATGCAGGCTACACAGGCGCACCGCAGGCAGCGCTCGCAGCGCCATTGGCGGCGCTTGGGGCAACGCCAAGCCAGTCAACGACAACGCAGTCAATGCAGCCGGGATTGTTCAACTATCTGCAGCTTGGCGCAAGCATGTTTAAACCTAAGCAGTTGCCGTTTTGAGGTAGTAGATGACACCGTTTGAGCGCCTAAAGCCAAGTATATTCGCCACTGAAAGCGGCGGCGATTATAACGCGCTGTATAACTACGCAAACCGCGCAGGAAATCCTTTCGCTGGGTTTAATCTTACGGGCATGACGGTTGACGAGGCGCTTGAGTTTGCCAGCCCGTCTGGCCCATACGCGCAATATGTGAAGGGCCAAGTTGGCCGCGTTGCCACACCGATGGGCGCTTATCAAGTGGTTGGGTCTACTCTTGCAGAGGCAAAAAAAGGTCTTGGGCTAACTGGCAGCGAGATGATGACGGAAGATTTGCAAGATAAGATCGGGCAGTGGATATACAAAACGCAAGGCCCATCAGCTTGGGAAGGTTTGAAAGGAAAAGACATGGCAACTCCATTCGATAGGGCGCGCGAAGAAGAGCTGCGCCAGCAGATGCTGGCCACCGGCATGGCACCACGAACAGCGCCACGCGCGCCTCTGTCAGCGCTTCGGCAGGATCGCCCGCAGGCAGCGGCAGCGCCGCAGCAGCGTAGAGGCGGTTTAGGCGGCATCATGGATTACCTTGGAACGCCAAGCCCGACGACGGGTCTAAGTAGAGCGGAGCAATTTGCTGCGGCGCTCGATCCGCTAATTATGCCGGAGCTGCGTGCTGGCGAAGCGATCAGGGCGCGCGGCGCGCAGCGGCAGGCGGCTGCGACAAAGAACAAGACAGTCGAGTATCTGCGCAGGATGGGCTACGACGATTATGCTGACGCCGTAGAGGGCGGGTCAATCGGCGCAAAGGATATTATGAATGCGTTGGTCAGCAAATCGCTGGAGACGCCGAAGGGCAAAGGCCAGATCGTAAGCGCCGAGCAGTTGCGCAAGATGTACCCGAATGCGGAAATCGCTGAAGGCTTGTACAATTTGAAGCCAGACGGCACTGCCAATAAGATCGGCGGCGGCCCAATGGTTCAGATTGGCGGCGGTGAAGGTGAGTTTGTGAAGGTTGGCCAAGCCGAGTTGGCTAGAAACTTTGCCGAGATGGCGCAGGCCGGACGAGACGCGACGTCTAATCTTGGGCGCATTAAGCTTCTTGACGATCTGCTTGATGAAAGTGACACAGGATTAAGCGCAGGCTTCTTGTCACGCGCCAACCAGTATTTTGGCGTAGACTTTAGAAGCGCCCCAGCAGCAGCAGCCGAAGCCATAATCAGCCAACTTGTTCCGGCGCAAAGGCCAGCCGGTTCTGGCGTTATTTCGGATGCAGACTTGGCGCTGTATAAGGCATCGCTGCCAGCCATCCAGAACCAGCCAAACGGCAACAAGCTTATCGTGAAGAGCATGGTGGCGATTACTGAACACAATGCCAGAGTTGGCAGAATAGCGTCCAGAGCGCTAACTGACCCAGACTTTAGCATCCAGCAAGCCGAAGAGGAAATCGCAGCATTGCCAGATCCATTTGAAAGCGTCAGAAGCTTCCTTGGGGGTGGCGCAGATATACCCGCGCCGTCCATGACAGAAGAAGAAGCGCTTAAAACGCTAAAACCATCGAGCGGAGGTTAACATGGCTGAAATGACATACGCCGAAGCCTCCAATATTCAAGCGGCAATCGCCGCCTTAGAAAAACTTGAGGCCGCCGGAACGATAAGCGCTGACGGCCAGAAGGCGCTGGACGCTGCACGGGAAAAGCGCAAGCCAGCAAGGCAGGCTGAAATTGAAACCATCGCCACATATCGCGGCGCGCAGAAGGGCGTCAGCTTAGGTTTGGCCGACGAGATTGCTGGCGCATACCAAGCGGCAAACGAGTTGCTCCGCAAACGCGACATCGAGGGCGCGAAAAAAGCATACGCAAAATATCGTGACCTTGTTCGCCAGCGCGACGAGGCGGCGCAGCTGCTGGCTCCAGAGCAGTTTGCCAAAGGTGAAGTCTCAGGCGGCGTTGCGGGTGCGATGCTGCCTGTCGGCACGTCTATGCGTTTGGCTAGAGGATTGGGAACGGCAGGGAAAGTTGTTGCTGGGGCAGGCACAGGAGCGGCGACGGCAACGCTGCCAGAGTTCGCTGGTGGCGAGGGAGGCTTCGGGCCACGCATGGCAGAGGTTTCGCCGTTTACTGCAGCAGCAGGAGCAACGATTGGCGCTGCTGCGCCAGTGGCGGGTCGCGTGGCAGGCGCTGTTACCAGAGGCATTCAAGATATAGGCCGTGCTGGCGAGGGGGGCTTCAGCGGAGCTTCGTTGCGCAGAGTTGGGAAAAAATTGCAAAGCCCGATGGTGGCGGGGCGAAATATTGAAGAATACTTGCAGTCTCTTGGCCCAGAAGGAATGGTGGCCGATATTGCCGGATCTCCGCGCGGGCTGGCGCAATCTTTAGCAGTGTTGCAAGGGGAGGGTTCGGACGTATTGCGCACGCGAATAGAGCAACGAGCAGGCGGCGCAGGACAACGCACTGAAGACATTGTTACCGAGAGGCTTGGCCCAGAAATAGCTGCCGCCGAGGAGCGCGCAGCGCAGGAAATGCGCAAGTCGTCTGAGTTTGGCCCAATGTATGACGCGGCTACGCAGAGCGATATTAAGTTTGATATTGGCGCGTTGCGTTCTGGCTTGGTTATGATGGCAGACGATGCAGCGTCTAACGTCAGAAGCGCCTTGAACGTTGTTCTGCGTGATCTGGGTAAGGAGGGGCCAGTTTCTGCGTCTAAGCTCCACAACGCCCGCAGCGCTTTGAGCGACGCGATCTTCGCTGCTAAAATAGCCGGTCAGAAGAGCAAAGCAAGGCAGTTGATGCCCATATTAGACGATATGGACAGGCGCCTTGATGAGATCCCAAACTACGCCACGGCGCGCGCCGGATACGCCGAAAGCTCAAAAATTGAGGATGCCGTAATGGATGGACGCACTGTGTTTTCTGGCGGCCCAACGTCTGCTTTGCCTCCAGCGCAATTAAAAGCAATGCTTGATAAAATGAAGCCGCTTGAGCGTGACGCATATGTGAAAGGCGCGAGAGAATACATTGCCGCTCTTATGGGTACATCGAGAAGCGATGCGGCAACCGCGTGGCAGCAGTTTGACAAATCTTGGAACCGCGAGAAATTGCAACTTCTACTTGGCAAGCCTGACGCGGATGCCGTCATACAGAGGTTGTTTGCCGAAAAAGAGTTTTCCGGCACGCGCAGCGATGTTTTAAAGGGTTCCCAGAGTGCTTTCCGCATGGAAGGAGCGGCTGATGTCGCTGATTTGCGCGATCCTTCTGGAACGCAAAGAGAAGGGCCATTTTCGCGCATTTACAGAGGCGCTATAGCTGATCCGCTCAATCGCATTATAGACGAAATTATGTACGGCAAAAGGCGCTCAAACTTAAACCGCGAGATTGGTGAATTACTGTCGATGCAGGGCGCAGATCGTGACATAATAGTGCCAATTCTGTTACAAGAAGCTAAACGGCTTCAAGACCCAACACGGGCGCAGCAAGTGCTTGACGCCTTGACCACTTTCGGCCTGACAACTTACGGCGCAACACGCGGAGAATAACATGCAACCACAGCCAAAAGATCGCCGCGAGATAGAAAGCATTGTTCAAAATGCGATCAGCGAGGCCGTTGATTTCGTTGAGAGCGAGATTAGCGAAGACCGCATCAAGGCGCAGCGTTATTATGACGGCGAGGTTGATATTGGCCACGAAGACGGGCGCAGCAAGGTTGTGGCCACAAAGGTACGGGATACCGTACGCTCTGTGAAGCCAAGCCTGATGCGGATCTTCATGTCCACCGCAAGGCCGGTAGAGTTTATCCCGAAGGGGCCAGAAGACGTTGCGCTGGCCGAGCAGGCCACCAGCTACATCCAGCATGAGTTTACGCGTCTAAACGGCTACCGCGTGCTAAACGACGCGTTTCAAGACGCCATGGTGAAGAAGCAGGGCATCGTGAAGGCGTATTGGCACGACTACCCCGTGGCCGAAATATACACCTACACCGACCTGTCTGATGATGAATACACGTTTCTGATCCAAGAAGATAACGTGGACGTGATCGAGCATACGATGGAAATGTCGATTGAGGTGGACGAGATGGGCATGGACATCGAGCTTCCTGTCCATTCGGTCAAGATTAGCCGCACAGAGATGAAGGGCGAGCTGCGTATAGAAAGCATCCCGCCGGAAGAGTTCTTCGTCAACCGCGACTGCCGGTCATTCGATGACGCATATGTCGTGGCGCACCGCACAGATATGCGCGTCGGCGATCTGGTCGAGATGGGCTTTGATTTTGACGTCGTGTCTAACCTGACGCCAATAGACGGCACAAACGATATGTCTGGCGCAGAGGTGCTTGAGCGCCAAGGATACGAGGAAGACTTGTCAGACGAAGACGAGCTAGACCCGTCCATGAAGCTGGTGGGAATTACAGAAGCCTACATGCGTATGGATGTGGACGGAACCGGCGTGCCGGTGCTGTACAAGTTTCTCTGCGGCGGCACGTCATACGAGCTGCTAGACTTCATGCCGTGCGACGAGATCCCGTTTGCCAAGTTTGAGATCGACCCAGAGCCACACAGCTGGTACGGACACAGCCTGTCTGAGCTGGTAGAAAATGACCAAGATGCGGCAACGTCTATTCTGCGTGGCATCTTGGATAACGTGGCGATGACCAACAATCCGCGCATTGGTATCGTAGACGGCGCAGTAAATATTGACGACGTGCTGAACAACGAGATCGGGTCACTTGTGCGGATGCGCCAAGCAGGATCTGTGCAGGATCTCAGCGTGCCGTTTGTTGCTGGCCAGACGCTATCTGCGCTGGCATACATGGATCAGCTCACAGAGCAGAAGACGGGCGTCACAAGCGCCTCTGTGGGGCTTAATCCTGACGCTTTACAGTCTACCACTAAGGCAGCCGTTCAGGCGTCTGTGCAGGCCGCTGCGGGCCAGACAGAGGTGATGGTGCGCAACTTGGCCGACGGCCTGCGCGACCTGTTTGGCATCATGCTGCGCCTGATGAATAAGAATATGGACGAGCAGAAGATGATGCGGATGAACGGGCAGTTTGTGCCAGTTGATCCGCGTGTCTGGGATACGTCGATGGACATCAGCATCAACGTCGGGCTTGGCACTGGCCGCGAAGAAGAGAAGCAGATGGCGTTGCAGCAGGCGTTGCAGATGCAGCAGATGGTTTACCAGCAATATGGCCCGATGAACGGCTTGGTATCGCTGACCAACATCCGCAACACGCTGGCCGACAGTCTGGCGTTGTCAGGCGTGCGCAATGCCGACCGCTACTTCGCGCCGATTACGCCGGAAATAGAAATGCAGATGCTACAGTTGCAACAGCAACAGCAGGCCATGATGGCGCAGCAGGGGCAGGCGCAAGATCCAAACGCCGCATTCCTGCAGGCCGAGCAGATCAAGGCGCAAAGCAAAGCGCAGACTGACATGATGAAGCTGCAGCTTGAGGCGCAGAAAGCAGCCGCAGATGACGACTTGAAGCGCGATCAGATGGCGCAGGATCTCATGGTTGATGCTGCCAAGATATATGGCCAATACGGCACTGCCGTAGATGTAGCGCGTGTAAAAGCGGAACAGGATAAAATGCGCATGATCGGCGGCATGGCTCAAGGGGTGCAACAATGACAGGACTACTGAGCAAGACATTTGGCCTTGAGCCATTTGATCCAGAAAAGCACAAGCCCCAAGATTTAGGGCTTGGTGGGCTTTCAACTGAGCATATATCGACAGAGGCAGATGAGGATGGCGTTCCGTTTAACTTCCCGACCATTTGGTTCAAGCCAAATGGTGAGGCAGTTAAAGTTCCGGTCGAAACGGCAAGAATGTTGTCTTTAGATTACGAAAAAGCCACTGGTAAAAAGTTTCCTAGATTTGAGCGCGGAAACTTTGGCGCTGGTGCAGAGCGTGCCATGCACCGAAGCGCAATGAATGGAGCAATGCAAGGACTTTTAGCAAAATGACAACAGAAATACGCATAGAGGCTGAAGAGGCCCGTCGTTTGAAAAACGATACTGCATTTAAGCAGTTTATGCAGAGTGTGCGCGATAACCAAATGCAGGTTTTCGCAAGCAGTGGGGTGGCTGACGTGGCCGCCCGTGAAGAGGCGCACGCGATAATCCGTGCGCTTAACCAGATCGAAGTGACCCTCGACGCTGCACTTGCAGCAGAGACGCTTTTAGATCGCAAACAGAGGAACTAGCACCGTGGAAGCGACTAGCCTAGATAGTGCCGTAGAGGCAATGTTGGCCCCAGCGCCAAGTGAAGAAAATCAAAGCGAAGCAGTGGAAGCAGCTGAAGCGCCATCTCAAGACGTTGAGAGCGAAGCAGTTGAAGATATTGCCGAGGGCGATGATGACGTCGAGGCATCCGGCGATGACATAGAAGACGCAGAATATGTCGAAGATGACCAAATTGATGACGACGACCTAGTAGAGGCGGCTGAAGACACCAATCTCATCCCCGTTAAAATTAACGGCAAAGAAGAGCATTGGACACTGGATCAGTTAAAGCAATCTGCGGCGGGTCAGGGTTACATCAATCAAAAGATGCAAGAAAATGCTGCCTTGGAAAAGCAATACAAGCAGCAGGCTCAAGCATTGGCCCAACAGCAGCAACAAGTCTTGGCTTTGTATCAACAAGCCCAGCAAGGTGGTCTGCAAGCCCCAACCCCACCGTCCAAAGAGCTTTTCGACCAAGATCCGATTGGATACATGGAAGCGAAGCTGCAATATGACGAGGCAAAGGCCGCGCACGACCAGCAATTAGTCCAGTTGCGGGGTATGCATCAGCAACAAGCGCAGCAACAGCAAGCGGCCAGACAAGCCTACCTTGCGGAGCAAGCGGAAGTGTTGAAACAGTATATCCCTGAAATCGCAGATCCCGAAAAAGGCGAAAAGCTGAAGGCGGGCATCATAGATACAGGCGTTCACTACGGCTTCACACCCGAAGAGATGGCTAGCGTGTCTGATGCGAGATATGTGCGGGCGTTAAACGACGCGCGTAAATATCGTCAACTGGTTGCCAATAGGAAGAAGTCACAGTCAAAAGCTGATGGCGCTCGACCCGTTGTCAAAGCTGGCGCAAAGAAACGCCCAGACGGACAGGCTGCTACCCGTAAAAAAGCGCAACAGCGCTTGCAGAAGACAGGCTCAATCGAAGACGCATTGAGCTTGATGTTAAAAAGCTAGTCTTGAAAGGACGAAAAAATGGCACAGCCGACCAATACATTCGACACGTATGATGCCGTAGGCATTCGTGAAGATTTGTCAGATGTGATCTACAATGTAGACCCATCTGAAACACCGTTTTACTCTAAGTCGAGCAAAACAAAAGCACGCAACACTTTGGTTGAGTGGCAAACACAAGCGTTGCGCGCGTCAGCCGTAAACGCTCACATCGAAGGTGATGCGACATCTGCCGATGCCGTTACGCCGACTGTACGCCTCGGAGCGAGAACACAGATCTTTAAAAACGCTGTGGTGATTTCCGATACCGATGAAGCAGTAGACAATGCTGGCCGCGCCAAGGAAATGGCGTACCAAACATTGCTTATCGCTAAAGAGCAAAAGCTCGACATCGAAAAGGCGTTGTTTGCTAACCAAGGTAACGTTGCAGGCTCTTCAACTGCTGCACGTAAAACTGGTGGTGTACCATCATGGTTGATTACAAACGTAAACTTCCAGTCTGGTAACTCTGGTGCAAACCCAACCGGCGACGGCACAGACGCCCGTACAGACGACGGCACTCCAACTGCATTCTCGCAGGCCAAGTTTGACGACGTTATGCAGTCAATCTGGGAAGAAGGCGGTAAGCCAGATACTTGCTATCTGTCAGCCTTCCAGATGAACGTTGCTCTGGGCTTCACTGGTAACAACAACCAGCGCTCAGCGGTGCAAGCCGGTGACGAGACTGTGGTCAAATCGCTTGCAGTTTACGTGACACCGTGGGGAACCGTGCAGTTCATGCCTTCACGCGAAAACCGTAGCCGTGACGTGTTCATTTTGCAGGACAACATGTGGGAATGCGCAGTATTGCGTCCAACCAAAAACGTTGCCTTGGCCAAAAATGGCGACAACACCACACGTCAGGTGACAACAGAGCTGGCGCTTTGCTCGAAAAACGAGAAAGCCAACGGCGCAATTTACGACAACACCACATCGTAATATACTACAAGAAGGGGCGATTTGCGCCCCTTCTGCTTAACGAGGGATCGACATGAAAAAAGTTACAGTTGTAGGCCACAAGGTACACACGTCAATCGGCAAGCTGGTAAAAGGCGACAACGCCGAGCTGCCAAACGCAGAGGTTGAAACGCTGATGCGCGTTCGCCCAGACGCACTGATCGTCACTGGCGACGTTGAGCCAGCGCCTGCACCCGCACCAACGAAGCGCGCCAAGAAGAAATAAGACATGGCGAAGATTTCGGAAAAGATCGACTTCGAGCATGACCACATGGTCATAAAACAACGTCATGACGTCAGCCAGTCTCTGAAAGACGCGCAGGCGGCCAGAGATGCTGGCATAGGCATGTCAGGCGAAAACCGGCTTGTCGGGTTTCTGGACGGCGCTGTGCTTACCGCGTGGCTGAAGGAAGCCGGTGTGGCGTGGTCTGATACGGAGGCGGCCAAAGAGGTCGTCAAGCGTAAGATGATGTCAGGCGAGTTCGCCAAGATGCGCGTCTGGGAGGGGTCTTACTGATGGACGCTGACATGCTTTGGACGGCGGCACTTACTGCCGGATTGGGCCTGATCGGCTGGGTGTTGAAAAGCGCTGTGGACGAGATGCAGCGCCTCAATATTCTGCTGAACAAGACCCGCGAAGAAATGGCCAAAGATTATGTCACCAAGGCAGACAGCACTGCCGTCATGGCGCAGATCGTAGCGCGCTTTGATCGCATCGAGGAGAAAATAGACCGTCTGATGGAGCGGTGATCTGCTCGCTCGCCAGCGTAGCCGTTGGCGTGCTTGCATACGGGCAGCTTTACACGGCGTGTATATACAGATGCCCATACCCAAGCTTCTGGTATCACTACCCATATGTTATAAGGGTGGAGTATAATAGTGGATGCCCGCGTTTAGCTGACGTGGGTAAAGATGCCAAATGATAGACCCCGCAACCGCAATCATGGCCGCTGGTGCTGCGTTTAACGCAATCAAGAAGGGCTGTCAGATCGGGCGTGATCTGGAAGGCATGGCTGGCGATCTGGGGCGCTGGTCTAAGGCGATCAGCGACTTCGACTTTGCAGCGAAGCGCGTAGAAAACCCAAAATGGTATCAGAGCTTCGGCAGCGTCGAGCAGCAGGCGATGGATCTGTTTGTGCAGAAGAAGCAGCGCGAGAATATGCGCGACGAGTTGCGCAAGATGATTAGCGAAACGCTTGGCCCGTCTGCGTGGCAGGAGCTGATCCGCATGGAAAACGACATCCGGCAGAAGCAGAAAGACGCAATGTATAAGCGCATCGAGCGCAAGGAGACGATCATCGCGTGGGCGGCGGGCTTGTTCCTGTTTCTGATCTGCGTGGGCGCGTTGTTTGGCTTTGTCTGGATCGCGGTGAAACGCTGATGGCTGACGGTGTATCAGGCATAGGCAGCGCACCGTTTAACGTGCAGTCGGACATACACCAACAAACGCAGACGCGTGAGCGCATAGAAGCGCATCTGACGGAGCAGAGGGTAGCCAAGGAGCATAGAGCCAATCACACGCATCTGGAGGCGCTCAGAGAGCAGAAGTTGGACTTAGGCAAGGGTTATGATAGGTTTGGCACCAAGACCACTGCTGACAGGCCGCAAGGCACAAACATCAACATAGAGGTGTAAGATGGAAAAGCTTTTGGAATATAAGATCATGCCGCGTCTAATGATGGCCGTGATGACGATTATGTATATACGCTGCATCGAGTGGGCGCTGACGCAGCCTGACCTTAGCACGCAGCAGAGTGCGCTTATTAGCGTTGTTGCCGGTGCCATGACTGGTGCTTTTGCCGTGTGGCTAGGGTCTGAGAAATGATTGGCCAGATAGTAGGCGCATTAGGCGGGCTGGCCACAAGCTACCTCGACGGCAAGACGGCAATCCAGAAGGCGAATGCCGAGATCAAGCTGAAGCAGGCAACCGGCGAGATGGATTGGGAGCAGTCGGCCATCGAGGCCAGCAAAGACAGCTGGAAGGATGAGCTGTGGACAATCGTTTTCGTGGCCATATTGTGCATGAATTTTGTGCCGTCCATGCAGGACGTAATGGCAGAGGGATTCGCCAATCTTGAAACAACGCCGCTCTGGGTGCAGTGGGGCATGTATGCGTCCATCGCCGCCAGCTTTGGCATCCGCACAATGAAAGGCTTGAAGAAATGACGTTCAAACTATCAGCACGCAGCCGCGATAAGCTATCAGGCGTGGACGAGCGCATGGCGGCTGTCGTCACCAGCGCAATCCACAGAACCAAGATTGACTTCGGCGTCATCTGCGGGCTTCGCACCATCGAGGAGCAGCGCGAGCTTGTGAAAAGCGGCGCGTCGCAGACGATGAAATCGAAACATATAGACGGGTTGGCCGTCGATCTTATGGCCTATGTTGGCCCGCGTGGATCGTGGGAGCTTAACCTATATGACGACATCGCTGACGCAATGGCAGAAGCTGCGCGCGAGGTGGACGTGCCAATCAGGTGGGGTGCCGCGTGGACTGTGCCAAATATAGCACAGTGGGATGGCACGATGGAGGACGCGATGAACGACTACATCGACACGCGTCGCGGGCAGGGCAGACGCCCGTTTATCGACGCTCCGCACTTTGAGCTGATGGTCTAACCTAGCATCGCCTTAATGCTGTCATCCATAGCCTGCCGCGTAAAATCGGCGGGCTTTATGCGTACCGTCTTCCCGCTCGGCGCGTCGCGCAGTATAAACAATCGTATATCCAGAGCCACATACGCAAATATTTGCGCATCGCCATTTGCGCGTGTGAACATGTAGCACGGTTTGCGCCTGCGATCGGCGCGCGGCTCGATGGTCGCCTTCACTTGCATCGTCAACAGCTCACCGCTGGCCGACTTCACCCATAGGTCATCGTCCTGCATGTCTACCCGATGGCAGCGTATCCCGCGCTGCTCAAGCTCGGCTGCAACGAGAAACTCGCCTGCACGTCCGACGTTGATGCTGTTGGCCACGCGCGCAACATACTGCATTTAAACGGTTTTATATAGAGGCGAAAAAAAGTTTCCGTCAGGTGCATTTTTTGCTTGCGATATGCTGTGGTAACTGTATGTTAACAATATAAGCAATGGAGGAAGATATGGCATACGACCCAACGCATGAATATGAGCATAATTACTACCCATCAATTCGCGCCCGCAAGCTGGCAAATGCTGCCCACGCCAATCGTGTAAACTGGCTGGCGTCTGATGATCGCGCCCAAGAGATTATCGACTTCTTGGCTGACTACAGCCCAGAGGGCGAAGGGTTTTTCTCAGCGGTTAAGAAGGGCATCAACACATACGGCCAGCCGACACCTAACATGCGTGACGCCATGGTCAAGACGCTGGACAAGCGTGCCGCTCAAAAAGCTGAGTGGGCCACCAGAGATGGCAAGTGCGAGTTTGTTGGCACCGTAGGCGAGCGCCAAGACTTCGCACTCACAGTCAAGCATATTGTCGAGCTGGAAAGCATGTATGGCATTTCACACCTCCACATCTGCCGTGACGCTGATGACAACGTTGTCATCTACAAAGGCACGCAGTATTGGGCCAAAGGCGCTCAAGTAACTTGCACGGCCAAAGTCAAAGAGCATGGCGTGCGCGATGGCGTCAAGCAGACCATCATCCAGCGCCCCACAAAAGTCACAGTCAACGGAGAAGATTATTGACGCATCGCTTAGCAGCGCCCGCGCGGCGCTGCCTTGCCGTGCGCCAAACCGGCCACGAAACTGAAACGGAGAAACCATAATGAACCTTACGCACACACATGAATTTTTAATCACGCACATCACCGACAGCGGCACAGGCTTTGGCGTCCGCACCGACAACGGCGAGAGCGTCCACATATCGCCGCGTCTGCTCCAGCAGGCGCACGCAAACCTCGACGACATCTGCGTCGGCATCATCGTGCAGAACGCCGTGGAAGAGCAGCGCGAGCGCACGCCGTGGGTCGCCGCATATGTGCAGGAGCGACGCGCAGCGCGTGACGTGCTGGGCTTGGCGACTGACGCGCCAGCAGAGGCCGTGCAAACGCCCACCGAGAAGCCTGAGCCGATTAATTGGCCTGCCGTGCAGCGCGAGGTCATTGCGTTCCTGCGGAGCGACGCGGCGACCTACTGCGAAACGGCAGACATCGCTGAGGTCGTTGGCGTTGAGACGCGCAAGCTATCACAGCATCTCGAAAACATGCACGCACGCGGCGAGATATGCAAAGCGCATGTAAACCAGCGTGCAGGCCAGCAGCGCGCGACCTTGGTGCTGTGGAGCATCAACGCGGATGTGTACAAATGATCTGCACGACTTGCGACGGAACCGGCTTCATCGAGTTGCCGCGTTTCGTCAACACGCCGGACAGCGACGCGTGGACAATAGTGCGCTGCCCAGAATGCCAAGACGAAGACGAGTTCAATTGGCGCAATGAAGAAGAGGAAGAGTGATGACTAAGCAAGAAAATATTATTTCGATTGTGTCCGAGGCCGTAGAAAAGGCTTGGGAGGGATCTGCTAGCGCGAAGGAAGCATCGGAGAAATATCTGGTTATGCTTCAGCAAGACGATGTTTTGCGCGAAGAGGCTACACGCCGCCACTTGGAGCGCATTGCATATTTGGATGTTGTTGCGCAGCCCAGAGGCTACCGCGCGCGACTTAAGCGTGCAGCGCATCAAACTGTGCTGAGCAAGGGCGAGACATCAACGCCAGCCGTGTCACTGAAAAACATGGCACCCGCATATGCAAAGGATATGTTTGAGCGTTGGCTATTGCCCAATACCGGCATCTGCTTGGGCGATGCAACAAGCGAGGATCTTGAGCAGGCGATTATGCACGAGACATCCCGCAGCAAGCACCATGAGGGGCAGCGCAGCTTCTATTCTGCCATCAAGGCCCGCGTCACTGATGATAAAGTCGTCAGAGATGTTTGGAATATCAGCGAAGTCAAAGCTGAGTATGAGCAGGCTTTGGTAGAATAATGTTTAACAGGGGGTCGGTCAACCAACGCAGAAATGCCAACGATGCGACGCCCCCGCCTTACAACAGGGGGTCATTGGGTTTTCGCAGCAATGCCATGCAATCCACGCCCCCACCTTATTTTGGTGCCACTCGATCATCGCATTATGCCGAATACTGAGCGCGCCAATGGGAAGGGTCATACTGACCATGCAGCAATGCCGATTAGCCGTCACCCTTCCCAACCATTCAACAGGGGGTCATCTAAAGCATGCAGAAATGCCACCGATCATGCACCCCCGCCTTACAACAGGGAGCCAAATTTTCTACGCAGAAATGCCAAGAAGCCCGCGCTCCCACTTTATTTGGTGCCGATCAGAACCCGCAGAGATGCCATAGAACTGGCGCACCAACAACCAGAGGCCACTCAAGCTACGCAGAAAAGTCATTTTGCCTCCGCCTCGCATAAAACAAGGAGATCCATTATGGATAAACGTTACGAAGACCCAACCATTGCCAAGATATATCTGACTTGGCGCAATAGGCAGAACATGGTTCGCGCTGAAGCAAAGCTGGTGTTGCAGATTAAAGCAATCTGCCGCAGCTTTCGTGACGGCGACATCAAGGAAGCCAATAAGCTATTCGCCCAACTGAAGAGGGGCGAAGGCACAATGGATGAATACGCCGCCACAAAGCCACTATTTGAGGCAAGGCAGCCGCTCTTAGAAAGCCGTGCCGAGTTTGAGAAGTGGCTTGTGGGGCTGGCAAAGGAGCTGCCAGTATCAACGTTTGTCGATAAGGTGAAAGGCTTTGGCCATCTGGGCTTGGCGGGCATTGTTGGCGAGGTAGGCGACTTTATGGAATACGAAAAGGAGCTTGACGGCATATATAAGCGCGCTGGGCTTGCCGTGATAGATGGCCAGAGGCAGCGCAAATGCAGCAATGCGGAGATGGCATTGGCGCATGGATATAGCCCGTCACGTCATTCGGTATTCTGGACGATCGGCGACAGCCTGCTCAAGAGCCAAGGAAAAGAAGAAAACGCTGGCCCGTATCGCAGGATATATGACACGCGCAAAACGCTTGAGCGCGAGCGTGTAGATAGCGATGGCCACGCGCACAATCGTGCATTGAGATACATGACAAAGAAGCTGGTGCGTGATTTATTTGTAGAATGGAAAGCAGCATGACTAAGTGGACGCAAGACATCATCATCGCCGCAGCGATTGCCGCGTCGGTGCTGGGCTGGATCGGCGCCGTCAGCATGGGGTGGATGTGATGACCCTAGCAGAACCAGTCTTCATGGCATTCGCCGTCTTTTCATCCGTAGACGAGTGCAAGGCGTTTGCGAAACACTACGACTTAGCGCGGATCTTTGAGCCGCAATGCGTCGAGATGGGCGGCGAGGCAGACTACCGCCGCCCGTGGCCCGACGTCAGACCACAGCCACGGCCAACACAGGAGAATGAAAATGGCTAAATGGGATTTATCAAAACTGGAAAACAGCGCCAGCGTGGGCGCGTATATCGACGAGGACAGCAGCACGCCGACGCAGCCAACGCCGCAGATGCTGGTCATGTCGATCCGGCGCAAGGCAGACATCATGCGTATGGACGCGGGGCGTGGCCCAGAGCGCCTGACGATCAAGCAGCGCGCCGAGGAGATCATGGCGCTCTGCGAGATGCTGGAGAAGCGGCTGTGACGGAAAACATGACACCGCTGGAGCGTTGGAAGGAGTTGGCGATCATCGAGAACGCGCGCATGAAGCGCAGGCTCATTGGCCGCGATGACATGCACGCGTATGCCCACAAGCCGTGGCCGCTTGAGAAGCTGCGCAAGGAGATCAAGCGCTGCCTGAGCAGGCATGGCGAGCTGTCGGTGGGCGACTTGTGCAGCATGATCGAGCAGGACGCCGTGCATATCGACATCGGGCTGAAGACCATGCGGGAGCGGCGCACAATCGTGAAGACGTCGTTCATCGAGGGCCAGCAGCTGTACCGGCTGCGCACGCAGGAAGAGTTTGCGTTCTAGCACTTGCACAATGTTAACGCGGCGTTATAGTGGCCCAGACCAACGGAGGAAATTATGGACACTGAGATGAAACAACTTGGATCGCGCATCCGCGCCGACGTCTTCGAGGCGCTGCGTGAGCTGTCAAAGCAGGAGCGCATCAGCATGGCAAGCCTGACGGAGCGCGCCATCCTGCGCCTGCTTGATGAGCATGGCGTTGAGGTACAGCGTGGATAAAGAGTTCACGCTGACGCCGGAGCAGCAGGCAGAGATGCACGCGGTTGCCAGCAACACGATGGCCGAGGTCAACGCGCTGATGCGTGACATGCTGGCGATCACCGATCGCACAGAGCTGCCGGATCTCGCTAAGGTGTATGCGCTGGGCGCTGGATTGCAGGCAGTCGTTGGCTACATGCGCCAGCACGACTGCGACGTGCAGGACGCCATCGCCATGACCATGGGGATCATATTTGAAACGTACAACACGCCCGACAAGGAGGACATGCATTGAGCATCGTAACGTGTGGCATAGACTGCGGCTACCGCACGGGCGGCGTTGCGCTGGTCGGCGAAAATTGGTCGGAGGTGCATGACCTACCCGTCTACAGCGAGGGCGGCGTTGACGTCGTGGCGCTGATGGACATTCTCACGTCGCTCGATCGGCTCGACCACATCTGGATCGAGAGGCAGCAGGCGATGCCAAAGCAGGGCGTCAGTTCGACGTTCAAGCTGGGGTATGCGTTTGGCCAGATCACGACGACCGTGGCGCTGTCGCGCACGCGCTACACCATGGTAACGCCGGTCGTGTGGAAGCGGGCGATGAACCTGCCAAAGGATAAGGACGCGGCGCGTCGCATGGCGCAGCAGTGGTTCCCCGACAGGGCGAGCGAGCTGAAGCGCAAGAAAGATGAACATAGAGCAGAGGCGCTGCTGATAGCGCTGTACGGAAGGGGGAAGGCGTGACCATATCAACCACGATGTCAAACGAGGAATATCACCTCAGCGACGCGCTCAGCGCCTCTGGCGCTAAAACAATCGCCATGAAGTCGCTGGCGCATTACAAATATGCCGAGCGCAAGGAAAGCACAGCGTTTGACGTCGGCACGGCCACGCACACGCTGGTGTTCGAGCCGCAGCACGCAAACACCGTCTGGTGCGGGCCGGAGACGCGGCGCGGCAAGGAGTGGACGCAGCATAAGGCAGAGGCCGACGCCAACGGCGCGCTGCTGCTGACGGAAGGCGATTACAAGATCGCCGTGGACGCGGCAAACGCGGTGCGCAGCAACAAGGAGGTGGCCAAGCTGCTATCCGGCGACCTGATCTGCGAGGCCAGCATATTTGCGAAGGACGAGAAGACGGGCGTGGATCTGCGCTGCCGTCCAGACGGGTGGCGTCGTGACATCGGGGCGCTGATCGACTTGAAGACGACGATCGCGCCTGACCCCGAAGGCTTTTCCAAGCAGGTGGCCAACTTCGGCTACCACATACAAGAAAGCTTCTACCGCAGGACGATGGGCCTGATCGGCGAGGAGATCGACAGGTTTATCTTCATCAGCGTGGGCAAGGAAGCGCCTTACCCCGTTGGTGTGTACGAGCTTGACTGGCGCACGCTTAACGAGGGCGACGCGGCAGTTCAACACGCGCTGGAGCAGTATGCGATAGCGCGTAACACGGGCGTCTGGGGCTACGGGTATGGGGAGCTGCAAACGCTCCAGATACCGCGCTGGGCGTTCCAATTCACCGCGTCACACGGCGCATAGCACAGGCACACAACGTCAAGGAGACAAACATGCCAATATCTTTCGGAGAAACATCAGACGCGAGCGGCGCGTATATACGGGTTAACCTTCCGCAGAACCGCTGGACGGTAAACAAGGGCGGCGACCCCGAAGCCATCGACATGACCAAGGGTATCGCAATCGACATTGCAAACGTGAAGTTCGGGTGGCTCAAGATCGCCGTCGGGATGCGCGACTGGCAGGAGTGGCCATCGCCATCGCAGCCGCTTCCGAAGCCGACCGAGACGGACTCGGAGGGCAAGCCAGCGTACAAGCAGGGCTTCGACGTGGACTGCTGGATGTCGGACGGCACCAAGGCGCAGTTCAGCAACAACTCATACGGCACGGGGCAGTTCATTGCCAAGCTGTACAACCAAGCGGAAAGCGCGCCGGAGTTCGCGCAGGGCATGGTGCCGGTCGTCAGCGTCACGACGTCCACGCCCGTCGTGGTCGGCAAGGGAACGTCATACGATCTGGGCTTTGCCATATCCAAGTGGATTGCGAAACCCGCAGACAGCACGCCGCCTAAGCCGGAGCCGGTGCCAACCGCATCGGCACCCGTTTCAAGCGTGGTAGACGCAGACGATTTCGGCTTCTAAGATAACAAGCTCCACGCCTGCTTCGGCGGGCGTGGTTATAACAAAAGTTTGAACGGGGAAGTGGGATGAGCGTAAACTATTTTGCAAAGGTACGGGAAAGCGTCGTTTCCGAGATCGGCATGGCTCCGAAGGGGCGTCGCAACGAGGCGCTGAACCTAGCGGCATACGCGCTGGGTCGGCACGCGCACATGGACGCCGCCAACATCGACAGCAGCGTCATAGACTTGCACACGGCGGCCAAGGCAATCGGGCTGCAGGAGCACGAGATCAAGGCAACCATTGGCAGCGGTTTCAAGCGGGGCAGCGAAAACCCCAAGCAGCTCGAAAACGATGACGCGGTGCCGTTTCAGCCGAGCGAGATGGATCGCCTGATCGTAAGGCTGGCCAGCAAGGATCTGCTGATACGCGACGAGGAAACGCGCGCCGAGAAAATCGCAAAGGCGCAGGCCGCGTGGGAGCGCAGCGTGCCAATATCACGCGAGAACAAGGACGCCGTCAGACCGGCGCTGCTGTATCTGAATAACCGTGGGATGCGCGCAGGCGTCGCAGAGGGCGTCGCGCGGTTCAGCCCCAGCCTATACGACGGGCCAGCGATACTGTTTCCCGCGACCAACGCGGAGGGCGACGTCTGCGGCGTGCAGGCGGTGCTGCTGACGCCGGACGGGAAGAAGCGCGAGCATAACAACATCAACAAGTATTCACGCGGATCACTGGTCGGCAATGCCATGCGGATCGGCGACCAGCACGAGGGCGGCGCGATCATATTGGTCGAGGGGCCAGAGGATGCGCTGAGCGTGCGTCAGGCAATCATGGGCCACGTTGAGGCGACGATCGTCTGCACGTTCGGCAAGTCAGGCATGAAGACGTTTAACGCGCCGCGTGCATCAGACGTCACGATCTGCGCAGACCCTGATCTCGACGTGGAGGCGGTCGCAGACGTGCTGCGCGGAGACGGCAGCACCGACGTCCACGTCGTGCGCTTCGACGCGCTGGGCGTGGAAAACGTAAAGGATGCCAACGACTATCTGCAGGAGGCGGGCGCGGAGAAGCTGCGCGAGGCGCTGGCGCTGGCGAAGCCGGTCGAGGAAGTAAAGCAGGAGCGCATCGCAGGCGAGCGCCAGTGGCCAACCGCATACGAGCCAATAGACCCCGCGACAATACCGGCGCGGCGGTGGATATACGGGAAGCATTACGTGCGAGGCCATGTCAGCGTGCTGGCCTCTGCGGGCGGCGTCGGGAAGACGTCGCTGCAAATCGTGGAGGCTCTGTGCATCGGAACGGGCAAGCCGCTGCTGGGCGAGGCCATACACGAGCCGTGCAAGGTGTGGATCATCAACCTAGAAGACCCGCTGGAGGAGATGCAGAGACGCCTCGCGGCGGCGATGCTGCATTACGGCGTCACCGCCGAGGAAATACGGGGGCGCTTGTTCCTCGACGCCGGAAGGAGCCTCAACATGGTGTTCGCAAACCAAGGGCGCGACGGGATCGAGGTAAACGACGAGATGCTCGACTACATGGCGGCCAAGATCAAGGAGAACGACATCGGCATGGTGATGATCGACCCGTGGGTTGGCGCGAACCAGATCAACGAGAACGACAACGTGGCCATGAATGCAGCCGTCGGGGCCGTGCGTAGCATCTGCGACGAGACAGACTGCGCCGTGGCGCTGGTGCATCACATCCGCAAGGGCAACGGCGACGAGGCAACCATAGACAGCGTCAGGGGCGCGGGGTCGCTGATCGGGGCGGCGAGGGCGGCGCGGGTCATAAACAAGATCAGCGCGGAAGACGCGCAGAAGCTCGGCGTGAGCGAAGCGGAGAGCCTCGGCATATTCCGCGTGGACGACGGCAAGGCAAACTTGGCACCGCCAGCCGCAAAGGCGGTCTACCGGCGCATGGTGGGCGTGCAGCTGCCAAACATGGAATATGTCGGCGTGGCCACGGAGTATGCGATGCCGGATCTCTTCGACGGCGTGTCGGCGCGCGACGCGATGAAGGTGCAGCGCGCGGTGGGCGACGCGGAAACGCAGGGCGAGCCGCTCCGCGCAAACGTGCAGGCCAAGACGTGGGTCGGCGTCACGGTGGCAGACGTGCTGGGGCTGGACTTGGACAAGCGCCACGAGAAGGCGAAGGCCAAGGCGATCGTGGCCAAGTGGATCGAGAACGGCGTGCTGCGCAAGACGTCTGCGCCAAGCAAGCGTGACGGCAGGGATGTGCCGTGCGTTGTGGTGGGTGAATGGATAACGGGAGAGGAGGCGGGGGTATGATGGCCAGCGAGACGGGTGGCGTCGGGGGCGTGGGATTTGGGGGCGTTTCCGCACGTTCCGCACTTACCGCACTTATGGTGCGGCGTGGTGCCGAGGGTGCGGTAAATACGGCAAGAAATCTTCCGCCGCACCACTTGCATATATATATGCAAGGTGCGGAGAGAAGTGCGGGCGTATTTATTGAAGGTGCGGAGATTGTTTTGCTGGGGATGCGTAGGGGGCATGTTCATGGTTAAGCAGAAAGGGCGTCGGCCTACGGCAAAGCAGATAGCGTCGAAGGGGAAGTTCACGGTTGGTGAAAGGACGGAGCCTATACCGGCGGCAGTCTGGGGTCAGCTGGAGCCGCTCGATCGGGTGGCGAGGGAAATGACCGAGCGGTGGGGTGACACGCTGCCGTCGCTGGTCACGCCGGAGCTGGCGGGCAAGTTTGAGGCGGCGTATGAGGCGCTGAAGCAGGCGGTCGTGGATTGTGATGTCGTCAGGACGAACAAGATCGCCACGCAGCTCATGGCGGGGTGGAAGCGCATGGAAGCAGAAGCGGAGGGCGCGGGGCATAAGCCGCTGTCGCCGCACGCGTGGTGCGTGGAGGTGGATGGCGGGCAGATCGTGTGCTTCGCGCGGCAGGGATGCGCCGAGCTGCGCAAACGGTATCCCGAGTGGGTGGTCTACTCGTTCGAGGATGCCGCGTGCATACTGAAGCAGCACTTCAGCGAGGCGTTTTTGCAGAAGGCGTTTGAGACGTTCCCCAACGCGAAGGTAACGCGTGTGGTGGACGAAAGTGGCAACGGAAACATAGAGGACGATATTCCATGGTGACGAGGGAAGACGTGTTGCGCACAGCCGGTGAGCTTATCACGGGCGACAGGCAGGCGACCTACGGGTCGGCGAAGGACAGTCACGCGAGGATTGCTGGCATGTGGTCAGCGTATCTCGGCGTGGACGTGACCGAGGTGGACGTGGCGGCGATGATGGTGCTGCTGAAGGTGTCGCGATCGCGCGCCAGCGATCACTCGGACAACTGGGTGGACGTGTGCGGTTACGCTGCGATAGCGGGCGAATTGGAGGCGGGGCATGGCGAGGATTGAGCTGGACACCGTGCGGAGGTATGACCGCTTCGGCGGTACATACGATAAGATGCAGCGCGCGAGGTGCGAAGGCTTGGAGGTCGTTGGCAACGGATTTATTGTGCGGGAGATGTGCAAGTTGCTCAGAGGCGCTGGGAAGCCGCTGGAGGAGCCAATCGAGGTTTACAGGGGGGTGACCAGCTGCTTTGTCGTTATGCCGCTTCAGCGGTGGTTAAAACGAGCGTGAGGGCATGTTTAGCCTCTGCGGCAGGCACGCCGACGCTCAGACGCGCGTGCGCGAATACGCGTTTTTTACCAAATGGTCAATTTTTTACCATTCGGTAAAAACACAATATGTTGTGGTTTGACGTAAACGCATAGCTTCGGAGAAACGTAAGTGCTTGATAACGTTACACAAAAGCAGTTATTTAACATAATAACTATTATGCGACCGCCGTTTTGCTATGCGCTGAGCGCAAAACACCCCCCCCACTTCGCGTTTCGACGGGGG